GTTTTTAATACCTATATATCTTTCAGTTCCCGACCCACTTCTATTTGCATTAATAAATTGTGAAACAGTGTAAACTTTATTATATTGCATCATATAAAACCTATCTTCACAATCAATAGCTTCTTGAACTATTTTTTTAGATAAAATATTATCCGCATTACCAATAGTCGAACCACTATACGCGTAATCATTCCAATCTATACTAAACGAATATGATTCGTCAGTATTAGGGTTATTATATTCTTTAATATTTGGAACTAAGAAATTTGCTCGTTTAACTGTTTCCCCTAAAGATGGTGATTGAGCCCATTTAACCTTAAATCTATATTTACCTTTAGTTGGAACACCTACTTCAGGGTCATTAGATAACACTTGTTCCCCAAATTCATTAGTTGTATAGTAATCTAAATTCATAGGAACGTCGATTAACCAAGTACCGTTTTCATCAATGACTTTTCCCCCATTTTCTAAACTAAAATTTTCTAAAATAGGTCTACCGCTTGAATCCTGCTGAATTGTCTGTCTGATAGCCAATATGTCACCCGGACCAACAGTTAAATTACATAAATGTCCCGATTTATTTGGTGGTCGACAATTTTCTGTCAAAGCACTAGTGTTTGGTCCTGAAATTATTGAACCCATAAAAATAGATGTTGGTCGAATGTCAATATTCGCATCACTACTTAAATCAAAATCTGTTCTTACAATCCCTAAATTACAAATTTCAGGTTGTCCCCATAATGGTTCCACCTCTATAGATTTACTAAGATTAATAATCTGGGGTAATTCACGTAAATTATTTGAAGATTTAAAATTAGTACCAGCGACTTGAGATTCTGTCGCAATACCCATTCTAATTAAATCTTGAGGGGATAATGAAAATTCCCCGATATCGGATAAATCAACATCCATTACAAGAGTGTGAGACCCAACAGGAACCCCAAATATCATGTAATCACCACTATCATTAGTAATTGCGTTATATTTATAATATTTGTCGTAAACCTCAATTAATGTTGGATTAGTTAAAACATCTGTTCTCGTAAAGAATGTTCCCGTAGGAACATGAGCACTATATGATTTAACATAAGGTAATAGGTTATATCTATAACCGTCATCACTTATATCAAGTAATGATTTATATGGATATAATTCAGAGATTATTGGATTATCTTGGTCTTCACTATCAATAGGGATAAAGATAGAAACTTTAGCATTTGGGATACCGAATCCATTATTAACACTAACACGACCCACAATAACACCATAATCGGAGCATTGTCTAGTGTAGATATCACTTTGTAATATTTTTAAGGATAGAATCTCTAAATGTTCGAATTCTTGTTCAATTAATACTTTTAAAGAAGTATCAACACCAACTTTTGTTCTTATTCTATATGACTTTGACATTTTTTATCTTTTTTAATAAATAGTTTATGCACTATTTTTAAAAGATAATTAATTTTTTTTAAATATAAATTATGTTTAAAATTTATATTTTTTGGTAAAATCAATAGGGTTTGAGTCATTTTTCAAATAATTGTTAATAATATTCGAAATATCTTTAGGTATTTTATTGTCAATACTGGTGTGAGTTGTTTTTGGTATTTTTAAATTAAGAATATTTGTGAAATTGTTTTTATCGTCTCTACTAACTATACCACCGGCATTAGTGAAGAAATAAAAATTATCCGCCCATTTTGGTGATGTGAAATTAATAACACACTTCACATTTGATTTAACTTTATAATCAAAATTGTTATGTAATTTATCGGCATTATCTAAAAACATAACTAAATCAACAGACACATTATTGTCATTTAGTTTATCTAATACTTGTGTCAAATTGTGACCACCAATGCTATGACCAACTAATATTATTTTACCTTTAGGTTTATACATCCTATAATAATATATTGTTTCATAAACATCTTCCGGAGTAAAAGTATAACTGTGAGTACCAACATATGTTAACACTTTAGTGTTAAAACTAGTTAATCTTTTCTCAATTAACCCCAACCCATCGGTATCTCGTGAATTTGTGAAATCAACCTGTGTTTTATTATATTCAACAGTATCGGTAAATGGATTATTAGCTCCCTGAACAACAATTATTAAATTGTCCGTGTCTTTACCATAATAAGATACTTGATTATGTAAAACCTCCATTATTCTTCTCTCATAAAAAAAACGACACTCTGTCATCATTATAATAAGAGATATCATTAATAATAAAGATTCAAATGATTTTAGATTGTATATTTTTTTGTAAAAATAAATAGAAACAACCAATCCAAATACTACTCTAATATTTAAAACTAAACCATTTAAAATTGCTTGTGCCCACGTTCCGTTATTACCCTTAATTATTTCAAAAAAATTATATAATATCTCCATCTATTAAAAATAGATAAATAATCTTATACTATCAAGAAAAATTAACGGTTTTTAAATTTTTAACTCTAATATTTATATCTTTGTTTTGATATTTAATTTGATAAGTTTGATTTGGTTCTGCAAAAATAGTATCGTCAATTAACTCTATCTGATAGGTTGAACTATCTATATATCTCTGCGATGTTTGTGATGATGAATATTGTCCCCCCACTTTATTGAATACCTGTATATCAGACAATGAAATCACCCCATTTTCACTTTGTATTAATCTTCTTAATTCTGAAACATTAACATTTTCCCCCATTTGTCTATTTGTTGGGTCAAAATATTCAGATACAATTGTGATAACTTGAGAAATCACATTTCCTTGATTTTGAGTGTTGTCTAAAACAACATCAATATTAAACCCTAAATCAATAACATTAGCACTTTGTATTGACACATAATCATTTATCATACGATAATTTGATAAATAATTCGCCACATTATTTTTTAAAGTATTTGAAATTACCTCAGTTAATCTACCCGTTTCATCATACGATAACATTTGAACAATAATTTTATTATTATTCTCGGTAATAGATACTTTAGCCGGTGCTCCGAATTGTGACGGCATTGTTCTAATTATCGATTCATAATCATTAACGGTTACCGCTCTTTTTTGAGACGAAAAATTATAAGAAACTAAATTTCTTACTTCTTCTGTCGTAGGAAAACTAGCTCCACCAATTGCTGCCGTTACATTTGTACATCTCAATGAATTTACAACAGTTGTATTAACACTATCTGAAGGTCCATTAACAAAGAATGAAACTGTACCTATCTGTGTGATAGCATTAACCCCAATATTACTACCAACACCCCCACCAACTCTATATTGGATGAATAATGTGGTATTTGGTTTTAATGTGCTTCCTAACGCTAAATTATTAGAGTACTTGTATAAATTTAATTGATATCCATCTCTGGCAAATTCTCTTAATTGTTCGTCAGCTGATTGAGAACCTCCACCAAAAGTAATTTTTAAAAATCCTTCAGGTGTAAATTCAGTAATAAATTTAGTACTAGTTTGGATATATTTTCCAACTTTAATACCTGGTGAATCTGATACTTTTGTAGGGTCTTCAACAAACACTCTATCTTCAGCCAAAGCATCCACTTCATACCATCTATTATCTAACCCTAAAAACTCTTGTGCAGATGGAATATTCGTATATTGAGTACTATCTTTTAATAGAACACTAGTAATTCCTAACACATTTTTGTCCGGTAAAAATAATTCATAAAAAGGTCTAACATCATTTGGTGTCATCACTTTTTTGAATACTTTTGTTATTCCATTAACAACAGTTTCTCGTTTAGTTATTGTATAATTCAATAACTTATTGTTTGAATCAAAATTAGGTATTTTTAATCTATTTGGGAATCCTTCTGAATTAATTGGTGAAGAAAAATCAATATCATAAACAGTTTCAAATACTTGTCCCGCACCATTAACTTGTGACCCTCTTCTTAATATACCACAATATCTTAAATCTTCTTTATCACCATAAGCGGGTACCGTTATTGAAAAATCAACCAAAGCAACCGATGGTCTCATACCAGGAACTTTTAATCCGTAAGTTTTTGCAATATTAAAAACTGAAGACCTTTGTTGGGCATACTGAAGAACTGTCTCTTGGATACTTCTATCAATATTAAATTGTAAGTTATCCGTTACAGCGGCGTTTAAATCTAATAATACTGAAAAGACAGACGCGTCATTAAAATTTTGAATCGTATCCGGATAGTACGTTTTAGTAAAATTAATTAACTCTGTTCTAATTGATTGGAAATCCCTCGTAGTATAGGATATTTTCTTGTTTGCCATAATTTTATATATTAATAATTACAAAGTCACTACTGTTAAACACATCATTATTGATGGTATAATCAATTTTAACTTTTGCCGTATGTTCATTATTTGAGATGTTAGGTACTCGAAATATTCTTTCATCGTTATCATTTATATAACTCCCTTTATCTTCATCATCATCTGATGCAGCATAAATACTGATGTTCGTTATTGTTATACCAGGTAAATAAACACCCGCAGATTCTCGTATTTCAGATTCTATTTCTGAAAATGTTGGTCCGTCTAAAGGTTCAAATAAAAATTCGTATAATCTTGTACCAAAATCGGGTAAATAATATCTACTACCTTTTCTAGTTAATAAAAGATGGATTAAATTAGACCTAGTTTCTTGGTCATTATAATCTGATAAGTCCAAATATTTCCCATCAAAAGAATCTCTAAAGGGAAAAGTTAAACCATATGTTGTTCCATTTGCCATAACAATAAATATAGTGTCGTCACTATTTTTTATAAATACCCCAAAATAAAAAATCACGACCGAAGTCGTGATTAATATTATAGTTGTTTTATCTCAATTAAGAACCACATCCAAAACATTCAAATTCTGT